AGAACCAGGGTAGCATTGGGACTTGGCCGTGCACAGCCTCACCCAATCCGCGCCAAGGGTAACTTTAGGATTAGCGTAATAATTGAACTTTTTAAGCAGTTTGTTGAATGGACAGCATCAATGGATTAAAAATAAGAATATAGCTGGTATCGAATATCAGTATATTCCATATATAAATGGCGACAGTTCAAAATCGACAGTTAACATCGGTGTGTATAGTACTAGCGATGGCGCAATGGTTAGTAGCTATAAACGTATATACATTGGCATCGCAGATAGTTTTTCGACTGATACATCTGGAAACCCGGTTGCTAACAATTTGACTTTATATGGGCCATATACATATACTCAATGCATGAATGCATCGTTTTTCAAGAATCTGTCCATAAAAGGGAAATATATGGCCTATACAGTCTATAATCAAAGTGGCGACTTTGTCGGTAACCCAGTCGTTGGGATACTATCTAGTCCAACAGCCTCGGGCATGGGATCATTTAATGATGGTCTTGGATTAAAAACCACTAGGTATGATATGGCCAATTATTTCACATACTATTCATTTATGTATATCCCACAAGATGCTGTGTTTACGCAATATTCAAACAGCGGATATAGTGGCGTTACTGTCACTAGTGCAAGTGCTGGAATTATATATGGAACGCGCGCCATGTCTATGCCTAGCGTTGAGTACGTATATAGTTCTAATAGAAATGCCTATCCAGATGACGGCGAAATGAATGGTGATTGGTACTCATATATTGGGTCAGCAAATGATGATATCGAAGATAGACTCCATTATGGAGAACTGTTTGTAATGCAATCTGACGATAAAACTGTAACTGTAGTTTTTCCAAGAGCACCAAAGTTTGTAATAATCCCAATTTCTAATAGAGAAGGCATTCTTAATATGAAGTCAGAAGGATCTATAGAATGGGATTATAGTTGTGGAAGGCAGGGCGTTGGTGTAACTACAATATATCCAGGGTCCATGAAAATAACATTATATAAAGATGGCACTGCCAATAATAGCAAATATTATGCAGACTGTTTATTAAAAGGAAAAACGCTAACTATAACGTCAAGCTGGGGGTACTTATATAGAATGTTTACATATGGATATCCGTCAAAATTTATGTACTTTTGGTAATCGATTCGGACTAATCGCTATCCATTTATCTCAATATTCTTTCCAAATAGTTTAGCCAATTTATATGCACCGCTACCGGTATATGATCTGTAATAAGGTGCTGAACTGCTACGTTGGCCAAGCCTATAAATCGCAATTATTCCGGGTATAGTGCCATCAATAGAATCGATATATGCTATATCCGATGATACAGGAAAAGGACAAACATTAGTGATTTCCTCTTTTTCAAAATCGAACATCATATTTAGTGATGCGGCAGTTTTTTCGTTTGGCTTGAATACTCGAGCTTTGTAGACATTTGTAAACCCTGGATTCTTGCTAATGATGTTTAACGCAGATTGTGTAGTTATTTTTTGAATATTGCCAATATCAGAATCCGGTATTTTGTAAAGCACGTTATTAAAAATCGAATAGTACGCTCCATTATAGTGCGTTAAGATACTTCCAGACCGTATTGCAAAGCCATCAGAAAGGCCAACGGTTGTATGCGTCAACTCTGACTGTGTTTGTAGATCATAAATGATGCAGCGAATTGCGGTGCGCGTTGATGCATTCTCGTATGCTTCGATATACAGTTTATTATCCACGGCAAATGCAACACTATAAGGACCGGGTGATGTTGTCCATGAGGTACCGCCATCCCACTTCGTCGAAAGAAGCGTACTTACAGAAGCATAAGAAGTACTACTTATCTCGCATTGATATAAAATAAACGCATCCTTGCCAGCTGACTGATATGCATTATAGAACATTGGGAAATATATTTTATCTCCCAGAACTGCTACTCTTCCAAAAATTGATCCATTTCCTTGACGGCCTCCAAAATCACCATAATACATAATTCCAGAAATTGTTCCTGAACTTGATAAAGAGTGGTCGTAAACAGTAAGACTTGTGCTAGCAGAGTAACTATCAGAACTGGTAGCCGCATTTGTTATGACATAATTGTCAGTAATAATTATGCCGGCATACTCATTGAAACGGGAATCTGAATCTCGTGTAAAATACGAGGTGGGTGTCGTAACGAATTTGTTCGTTTCGATGTTATATACAAACCACTTCATCGACGTGCTATTGGAAGAGACCTGAACAGTATTAAAAACAACAAGATAGTCTGGTATGCCTTTAGAAAAATCATAGATGATACTATCTGCTCCGAGTTCTGCATAATCACTACAATAATAGAAATACAGATTCGGATACCCACTAGCCACGAGAACATCTCGTTCCCATGTTAATGAAGTTTCATTCAAACGATATCGATACAAACCTCCCGATTCGCTATATAGCATGTACTTGTTCCCATTACATGAAAACGGAAAAGATCTATTTCTTGATCCATTTGGCGCAAACTGATTAGTTGTTTGACCCGAGGAATCGACAATGGCGAGCGTTATTCCTAGATCATCTGACGGAACTTCATTCAACAAACTGCTTACTAAATTCCAATAGCTTGGAAAAGATACATGACCTTAACATAGGTTGAGAATTCAACAGTCTGCGTCGATGTGATCTTCACACCCATAACCTCTGTTGCAAAATTAGTGTAACCTTTTGCCGTCTGCGGGTTGTAGTTAGCGCGTTCATTTAAGCACCAATTTATTCCGGCATCCGATATTATCGCTTGAATAGTAAAATCTTCATTATTCGAAGACCGGCACGAAGCCGCTATTAAAAACGCATTGAATCCGAAGTTATATATTGTGCCAGTAGGTACACCAGCATCTCTAACAATAAACATTTTTACATTTGCATTATTGATTAAACTGCTTATTTGGTTCAATATCGCATCCGTACTGTACTCTTGATACGTTTTGCCCTCAGGGGGCGGATTGATATGGGAGAACCCATAGAGGTTCATTGTCGCCTCTTTAGGCGTGATGTGATCGATCTTGTTGAGAATCGTAGTGACGATATTGTCGTCAAGGGTGGACTTGATGTCATCCCACCAGTCATTGAACTCACCATCCCACTGGCTCCAGAGCTCATCAACAGTTGTGCTGGAGAGGATGCCCGTCACATACGGAGTGCCAGTAGAGAGACCGATGTAGTTCTGGATGTTCGCCGCGCTAATCGATGTAGCGCCCTTCGGAACAGTTACTGCCGCCAGTTTATGGTAGTAAATACCATTTGTGGTATCGTCAGTGACCGTCGGCTCAACAGGAGACGCCGCAGGAGTGCCCGCGATAACCACAAGGCTGTTAGATCTTACGGCACTGCTCTTATCAACCTTAAGGCAGATAAGGTCTTTGCGGGCAAGCGAAGAACTCGCCGCCCCGAGAGTCACAGGATATGCTGTATCGTTATAGCTCCAGGTCTGATTGAGCCATGCTCTACCAGTGCCGATATTGACTCCGAGACCACTCGACGCCGGAGTCACCTGGAAATGATCGCCAATACTATCGAAGATACCGTCAGTGATGAGGCCATCAAAGATAGCCGCCATCTGCTCGGCATTGTATTTGCGATCGCTGTTTATGCTGTTAAAGAAGCCAGATGTAAACATTAGCTTACCTCCTTAATTCATAAGCTCGTCGCTTCCGACGTTCGTAAAGTACGGAATTATCCGCTCGCCAGAGTCATTATGTGAGTAAATCACTTCAGCAACTCGGCAACGGCCAGTCATTCCGTATTCGTTTTCAACCTGGACAATGTCGCCCAGATCAAAGTCTCGCCCAAGGGTAAACTGTTGAAGAGCCTCGATCTTACCGGTAAATGCTCCAGTTACCTCGTAATTTGTAAGCTTCTTTTTACCCTCTTGCTGGATGATCGCTTTATATTCCTCCTGAGTATACGGAGTGTTCTCAACATCATCCTTAAAGTGCGATTTTGAACTCTCCATGAAAAGCTCCCGCCGAGCAAGTCCAGATTGTACGCCAGCGGTGCCAGAAACGTCCTCTGAGTATACCTCATGACGCTCAGCAGAAGTTTCACCATCGTAGACCGTATAGTCGTACTCATTGTACATGAGAATTGCGTTGCGGCCATTTGAGTTCTTGATTGTGAGAGATGTGTTCTCGAGATTCTCGTACTTTGGTGAGAACACGACCCAGGGGTTTGTCTCCTGCCGGTAACTTCGATCGAGACCGGCATAGAGACTCATTTTGAATCCGCCATCTCCATTCGGCAGCACCTTGAATCCAAGGTCATAAAGAGAGCACAACGTCCGTACAGTCGTTAAGACATTTTCGCCATGAAGTTCGTACATACTCGCTGTAACCTTGGAAGTAACTGCGGAGTCGGTCGAGTCCTCGAATGCGAAATTCGGAACCGCTCGAGTGCTGATCGACGGGGAAATCAGGTTCTCCGTTACGATTCTCTTAATAAGATCCTGCACAGTTCCACCTTGGTCAAACGTGATCTTATTCCAGATAACTCTACGGTCGAGAATTGATTCAAGGCTTCTGCCAGAGACGATGAAAATCGGATCGACATCGATTTCTTTTTTGGTCTGAAAGTCCTCGATGATCATATACCGATCACTATCTGGCGTCATGATGTAGTTATCAGCCTTGAGATTTGGATTTGTGGCATATGCGTAGGCTGGCAGATACAGACTGAAGTCTCCCTGGTCTCTGAAAAATACATTCCAGACAGCTTCTGTAAAGGTGTCGATGATATCGATTGGTTGGAAGTTTTTATCCAGCACGTAGAATATCATTCTTACACCCCCTGGTAGGCGGTTCGATACTCGACTTTGAATTCGAGATTATCTTCACCTTCATCAGCTGCGAATGAGAACGTATTCTCACCAGAATGAAGTGTAACCCACGTCGAGTTCATGTCGAGAGCATTGATGATATTGGTATACGTTCCGCCACGCAGAAGCCGCACATAACGATTTCCGCTAACCGTTGAGATCACAATATCATCGCCTTCGTGGAACGCGGTTCCGGTGAGTGATTGGATCTTATCGGTCAGAATCATCATGTAGTTCGCTGTACCCTGCTTGTAGAAGATCGGGTTCTTGACATCACCGCGAGCATGCATGGTGATGATAACACCGATATCCACTTCGCCTTTGTAGTTGATGATTCCGTATTTTGAATCCTTGACTTCGGACATAACAAGAAGATTTCGAGTAAGCGGGAGTGGAACAATCTCATCCCACTCCCGAATAACTCTTCCGAAATCATCGTATTCTTTGTGGTGAATAGTCATCGTGTCGTCTTCAACCTTCTCGTTTGAGAACGGGAATTCGAACATCGGTTCAATGCCACTAAATACCACAGTTGTAAGACCACCAATGGCGTAGAAATACGGATCGGGACAGTGAATATCAATCTGAATCTCCTCGTTCTTACTGAAGATCGTCGGAGAATTCTTTGACACATATCCTTTGATCTCAAGGGTGTGATTGTCGGTCTCAAAGGTCAGCTTGATTTCATGCTTGACAGGGAAATATCTATAGGTCTTCTGCCTACAGGTTTCAACAGACTCTTTACTCTTTGAGTCGAGCGGCTGAACCTTAAGAATGATTTGCCGGGGCTTGGCCCTGGTACCGGTGAATAAACCGCCGTCCGCAGTTGCATAGTTGGTCATGTTCACATCGGTATCAGGAGCCCCAATTCCGGAAATATCTGTGATGAGAAGCCCCGATTCCTCGGGATCAAACAGATCCATCTTGAGCGACTCGTTAAGATGGTTTGTTACTGTCAACGATCGAATCGTAACGAATCACTCCTTTCTTATTTTGATATGCCGGCCGCAACGGAACGGAGATTCTCTTCGAGTTTCTCGGCGTTAAGATTCTCAGAGCTGTAGTTGTTCTGAGTGATGCTCACGTTGTAGCCTTCAGTGCGAGAGCCCTTGACCTCGCTGCCGTAAATCGGCTCCATGCCCTTGGCAATACGACCGATGTTGATCTGACCAGCATACATCTGGCCTGCAAGCTCAGAAGCAGCAAGATTGCTCTTGATAACACTCTGATCCAGTGTGCTGCCAAGTTCTCTCGCATAGCTCGCCGCATCCTTGCCTTCTTTCTCCCAACGTTCGTACAGTCCTTTACTATCCGGGTCATAGTTGTCATTGCCCATACGATAGTTGAGATATCCGACGGCATTCTTAAGAGTCTTGATTGTCTCAGACTCCTTGGCAGACGGTGTGTATATGGGTTGTCCTCTTTCATCGCGAGCAGTCACATAGCTGTTCCATTGGCCAGCCATTGTTGCCATTTGCTTGGCTTTGGCCTGTTTAGCCTCGCTATCGAGCTTGGAGAACATCTCTTGAGCAAGCTTACGAACAGCCTCAACTGCAACGTCCGTAGTGCTCTTAATGCCATCGGCGAGGCCTTCGGCCAAGAGCTCACCAAGACGAGTTCCGTTGTACTTCTCCCAGTCTCCATCGGCATCGAGAACTTCCTGAAGAATATCAGTCGTGCGATTGTAGACCTCGTTCTGGATGTCGTAGGTAGACATATTCGCAATGCCGGCTCTGATGGACTCCTCAACGCTCTCCGGAAGGGTCTGGAACCGCTCCGAAGTAGCTGTGATGTAATCCATCGTGAGTTTGTTGGTGGCATTTTGAATTCTCTCATACTGGGCATTGATCTTCTTGATCTCTTCAGCCGTGAGTTGATCCCAAGAGACGATCTCATCGAGGTTTTCAGGACCGGCTTCGAGGAGACCCTGCAGATAGACATCGTTGAGACCTTCACGCTTGAGCTTAATGAGCGTATTGGTGAAATACGTCATCTGACGCTCCTGGGCGTCGAGGTTGCTCATCATTGTCTTGAAGCTCGTGGTCTCAAGATTAATAGACTTCTGAGAGAACGATGGGGCAGTAAAGACTCCACCAAAGCCCTGGGAGATACTAGAGCTGATAGAGCTATAGTACTCGACCCAAGCATCTTTGGCTGCTTTGGCCTGCTGCTTGTTCATGTCGCCGAAGTTCTTGATAGCCTGAATCTCCTCATCATAGAGGTTCATGAGCTTGTAGTGCTCGAGGACTAGGTCTTCGGTAGAGGCAATGGCGTTGTTCCAAGGCGTTACGTTGTCGTAGAGCTTTAGCAGCATATCGCCCTTGTCGTAGAAGTACTGAACAGAGTCAGATGCGTAGGAGAAGACATCGAGAAGCTCTTCAAGGGATTCAGAGATGTCGTCAGTAGCTGTGACAACAGAACCAGCACCTGCGGCGGCGTAATCGCCCATATCTCCAAAGTCGCCGAGACCTTCTACAGCCTCTTCGGCTTGCTTACGAATATCTTCACCCCAGCCCTGCCTTGTTTTGGCAGTTAGCACAGACCACTTATCGTATGGGTTGTACCCAAGCTTTTGCTCGATCTGATAATCTGTGAGACCAGAGCGCTTCATCCATTTGTAGTTCTCTTCGTCGCCGCGATTTAGGAATATTCCTTGCTTGCCAGTCAACTTTTGGTAGTATCCGCCAACAGTAGTCCCGCCAAGCCAGCCGCTAATTTTGGACTTTCCTTTATCGAGCATGTTAGCCATACCATCGATAAAGGCATTTCCGGTCTTAGCGCCTTCGGAATAGGCCGCATTTTGAACATCGTCAGATGCTGCATTGAGCGCGAGTTCTTTAAGAGCAGACTCAACCTGGGATTCAGAGTCAACGATCTTATGGCTCACGCCGTCAACATACAGCTGACCGTCATCCTCGGCAAACTGACTGATTTCTTCCTCGATGCCGTCATGAGTATAAACCCAGATGCCATGCGCGGCCTGCCGCAAAGTCCCCTGATTCTCAATAATACCATTCACAATGCCGTAGATCAGATACTGGCCATCCTTCCACATGACAACGGAAGGAGAATTGATCTGAGCGGCTTGCTCAAAGCTGTTCTTAAACGTAAAGAACAATCCGGCAGCGGCTTTCTTGACACTGGAAGAATTATCATTAAGGCCATTTTGAAGCCCCCTGACAATGTATCCTGCGGAATCATACATGGCTTTCTCGATCTTCGGATAAATATCATAGATGGCGCCGACCATGCTAAGACCGAAGTTCGAGATGTTCCTAATTGCCTGAGTAATCTGGCTACTGCTAAGAGAGCCAAGCTGCGTAATGCCATCGGAAAGCTGCTGGACACCAGTTGCGAACTTCATAACACCGTCGCCAAACCAATCCATGCCCTTGCCGAATTCGATAACTGCAAGGCCGATAAGGTCGAGAACAGCAGCACCGATAAGGCTTACAGATTGAAGCGCACCGAGCGCAGCGACAGCGATCCCAAGTACAATAACTGCGCCATAGAATGCTTCCATGGCTTGCGGGAGCCCTTCTGAATACTGTGCCATTTCAGATAAAGTCATACCGATGGCGACAGTAAGTACGGCCCCTGCAAGGCATCCCGCAAGAATTGACAGGGAATTTGACACCTGTCCCATCAGCGCAATCGAAGCACCGAGAAGCGCAGCAGCAATACCAAGCCCGACAGCAGAAGCCGCAATCTGCTGCCAACTTACCCCTTGGGTAGCATTTGCAAGAAGCGAGAGCGCATAAGCCACAGCAACAGCAAGACCGGCAGCGGAAACGACTCCGATCAAATCAGAGAGTTTCCAATCATACTGCCCAATCAATGCCATGGCACCGCCAAGAGCAAGCAATGCAGCACCAAGACCAGTAGCCGCTGCAACAACAGTTTTCCAGTCCTTTGCAAAGTACATGATTGCCGAGATGGCGGCAGCAATCGCAACGACATCGATAACCATCGCTCGAATTGCTTTGCCATCAGCATTCGCTGCGAGTTTTCCAGCTCCGAAGAATGCAACACCAAGCGCAACAAGAGTTCCACCAAGCGCCACTGCGGCAGGATAGACGTCTTTGCCGAGAAGCGATAGAACCGTCAACGATGCAACTATGGCACCAATATCAATGGCCATCGCAACAAGCGCTCTGGATGACGCCTGGAAACGCATACCAAACGTCATCGGAACAGTCAGCGCCATCAGCACACCGCCAAGCGCAACTGCTCCAGCTCCAATGTCATTCCAATTGGTTCCAGATAGAATTCTGAGGCCAGCGGCAATTGCCAATACAGCAACACCAATGCCAACCAAAGACCCCATCTGCGCCTTGATAGCAAATCCGATCGGGACCGCCTGGGCCAATTTTGCGAATGCGACCATGATCATGCCGGCCGCCGTCGCGAATGCAAACCCATTATGAATTAGGTTGTTGATGTCAAACTCCCAGTTGGCAATCCGATCAAGCAGCAGCCACACGCCATGCATAGCAGCGACTGCAACGCCAAGACCTGCCGCAGCAAGGAGAATCGGCCCGCTCATTGCACTAAGCGCTACTGCAATAGCGCCAAGTGTTGCGATCATCGACACAATACCGGCAGTGAATGAGAGCCAATTATCAACTTTCAGTTTAGTCAGCTGCTTAAGTACATGCACAAATAGCAGCATGCTCGCAACTGTCATCAGTACGCCGGCGCCCGCCGAGGCATTGGACTTGCCCATAAATGCCATGGCTGCGGTAAACGATGCGATGATGCCAATCAGCGAGAGAATGCTCGTGCCATCGACATCTTTTGCAGCGTCCGAAATCTTCTTGAACGCTGTCGCCATGATATAGATGCTCGCTGCGAACGCGATCATGTTCGAGGCAGTCGCCTTGAATTTAGGCACAAAATTGCCGATTGCAATGATGCCAGTTGTGAAATACGCCATGAGCGAGAGCATGTACGCAATATCTGATCCAGTTACATTACTAAGCGACTGAACCTGCTTAAACGCAAGTACAAATACCATGAGTCCTGCGCCAAGAATAGCGATTGCAGTAGCAGCCTTAAGCATCTCAGCAGTCGAAGATGCAATCATCGTCATAGCTCCGGCAAATGCTGCCGAAATTATAACAACTGCACTAAGCGCTGCGACAGTGTCCCAAAGCTGGTCTCTTGGAATTTTGGAGATGATCCACAGAGCAGCGGCAATCTCCATAATACCAGCACCAATCTGAAGAAGCGCTGAATACTTGGTCGCCTTGGCCAATGCTTTGAAATATCCAGTAACCGACTTAAACACATCGCCAAAGCTGGTCATTGAACTTATGAAACCGGTAACCGCTTTAATCAGCTTGTCAATAGAGCCCAGTAGTACAAATACTGCGACTGCAACGCCTAGTGCCACGACCTTGCCGGTATTAAGTCTGCTGAAGAAGTTACCGATAGCATTGCCAAGATCTTCGATGCTATGGATATTGCTCTTGCTGAAGATTGAAGTAATCAGCGTGGAGATCGCATCGCCGACGATTTTGAAGCCATCCTTCAGATCTTGGAATATCTTCTGGAACAGACTAAACTTCTCAACCGTCTTGGTCGTATTCTCGATGACCTTTTCTTCCTGCTTCTCAACAACGCTAAAGCCCTGGAACAGTCCAAGACACCAGCTGAACGCTGCTTGCATCGCTTCAGACACCCAGCGAACAGCCGTAGCGATCATGTTGAATGCAGTTGCAAGATTCTGCGCTGTGAATACGTGCTCGGACATAAATCCGAAACACTTTCGGAGAATCTCTCCAACCGTGAGAATCGCCTTACCGAACGTTCCTCCGACGTAAGAAACAATTGACCCGAGTGCACCAAGGAATGAACTTGTGCCAGTAGAATTCTGGAGAGCTTCATTGAAATTCGCAAAGATCGATGTGACAAAGTCAAAACCAACAGCGAGCACGGTAAGGGCTGTATAGATAAGCCCGAGCGCAGCCTCAAATAGCTTCGACTTCTTCGCAAGTCTTGAGAACAAGTCGCCAAGACTCTTGGATTTTCCGATGAAATCCAGAACCCGAACAACAGAATCACGAAGCGCAAGCGCAAAAGATAGAACAATTACACCAGCAGTCTTAAGAACCGTAGCAACAGTCCTAAGCGGTGTAAATATCTTGACAAAAGTTCCTCTCAGGCCTTCCAGCGCATCGTCGCTTAATATCAACGACTCTGTAAACATTCGGAATCGCTTCGTAAGCTGCACCAGATCGTACCATGTTGCCTGCGGGAACACTGTCTGCCAAGCATCTCGAATTGAGCCGAATATCCCACCGAGAGCCGTTGCAAGATTCTGGAATCCGGCGAGCAGATCGTCTCTGCCGCCAACTTCTTTCCAGTCCTTGAGCATCTGGTTGCGATACTCAGCGCTCTCAGCGAATATCCCATAGAGGAATTCGGCGAAATTCGTCCAGAGATCCTTGGCTTCCATATAATCGCCGAAGACCACCTCGAAGGTATTCATCCATCCTGTCGAAACTGCATCCTTAACAGAATCGATAGCTTCCTGAAAGGTCTTTGCTTCTTGAGCGGCGGCGAAAGCATTACGACCGAAGTCATACTCTGAATTTGCAAGTTCCGCAATCAGCTCGTTAAGGCGCGCTGCCGAAACGCTGGTGCGGTCCATGTAATCCTCGGCCCGGAACGTGCCCTTCTGGTAGTCCTCGATAGCACCGAGAATAGACGAAGTATAGAGTCCGGTCTCTTTATAGACCTCGTTGAGCCTTGTTGCGAATCCGCCATACTTATTGAGTGTCTGGAGCAGGACCTCGCTGCTCAGCCACCCACTCTTCAGGGAATCGCGGAATCCCTTAACGGAAACTTCGGTGCCGTCAATGGTCATCCAGACGTCTTCAGCAACGCGTTGGAGCTGTCCCATAGCCTCCGCCGTCTCAATAGCAGTCTGCTTGAATTCAGCCGTGCCCATATTGGCAAGCTCGATGCTCTTCCAGTCAAGGAGCTTCAGAGCGCCAGACGAAATCGCCTGCGAAAGGTTATACATCGCTCGGCTGGCTTCATTGACGCCGGCTCCAGACTTTGCAGCCCAGGTTGCGATGCCCTGCATGGACTCGACCGCCATGTCGAGCGGAACCTGGTTCGCGGTGAACTTACCGATGTTGTTCACCATATCGAGGAAATTGTATGAGGTTTCATCCGTGAACCAGTTCAGCGTTTCGAGCTGACTATTCACATACTTCATTCGATCACCGACGTCCTCGATTTCGTTGGCAACCGCTCCCATGATCGTCTGGACCGCAGTGGTCTTCTGGGCATACTTGTCCCAACCGACACTAGCCTGATCAAGACCGGTCATGGACCAACCAATGCGCTCCATCTGCCGTTCAAGGCTGAGGGCACGATTGGCAATATCATCGAAGAATTTATTGATAATGGTTCCCTTCAGAGTGAATCGGTCAGCGACTCTGCCGACAGAATCCATAAGTCCTTCAAAGCTTACTTTTCGAGAGGCTCGTTCCAGCTCGTCGAAGCCCTTGGAAACCCCCTCGAATTTCAGCTTATTTTGAAGCTTGTCTAAAGTGGAAATTGTTGTGCTGACGTCTGCTTCAAACTGCTTGTTGTTAAATTGTACCTCGACAACTCTCTGGTCGCTTTCAAAGCTCACGTAGTCAACTCCTTCCACATTTCTTTCATGATTTGGTCAAAGACCGGGGCAAGTGCAGGGTCGATATAGTGCCGACCCTCCACCCAGCCATGGTCTCTGGTTTGGTGTCCCTGATCCAGAATAATCGCGATCTGCACATGATTCACAACATTCGTATTATACCAGGTTAGTTTTACACCTTGCTGCGTCGCCTCAAGGTGATACCCCCATGAAGCGGCCGTTAAGCCAGTCTTCACAGGGGTAGCGGACTTCAATGCATCGAGGCCCATATCACCATATTTGGCGAAGCGGGATAAGTCTGTGGAGCGAGAGGCCTTCTTCAGAAACTTTTCAAGGTTATTGAAGTTTCCTTTCTGCCTAACGCGAATAGAACCCATATGATCACCCCGTTGTTCCGAGCCTTGCCTTTCTCTGTGCATTCAGCTTGGCCTGCTGAGCCAGAGCCGCTTTTCTCGGAATCTTCTTTGGCGGTTTTTCCTTCTCGTTGATTACTCGAATCAGCGTTAGAAGCCGCTCAATGTGCCATTTCTGGCACTCAAAAGGTACTCCCGCCTTGATCATCCAGTAGTAGATAATCTCCGACGTGATGACCTTAGTACTCGGCGACTTCTTGTTTTCATCTTCGCGAAACCATGTCGCCGTATGCGTGTCGTTGATGTACTCTCCGATCTTGTTGAGCTCAGCCACACCAAGATGCGAGAGTTCTTCCAGCGTCGGCTCGGCGTTTATCACCATACAGGCAATGTACATCAGCATTTCGCCGTCCGTTTTGTCGCTGTTGAAATACGGTTTGTGGGTAATGCCTTCCCACTTGGAAATAGAAATGAGGGAATGCTCAAGTTTTAGAAAGGGGCCCTTATGCGAGACAAAGGTCTCACTCTGTTCATCCCACTCATCCCAATCGGGAACCTTAATGGGAAGCATGACATCACCTCTTATACGTTAGGGAGAAGCTGCGCAACAGCAGGACCAGAAAGCTGCTTCTCGGCTTCCTTCTGCGCGTCCTCCATCTTGATCTCGTCTTGAATCTTCTTCGGAAGAATGGATTTCAGGAACTTCGCCGCCGCGACGTTGTCGGTGCTGAGCTTCATGAAGAGCTCGCTGTAAGCCGGGCACTGCTCGAAAGCATCGCGAAGTTCGGGGCTCTTGATGAATCGCTTACCATCGGTGCTCTTCTGGCCATATGCCTTCAGGATCATGTCCTTGAAGATCTTGACCAGCGTCGCCGTGTCTCTGGTATTTGCGATCTGAACCATGAGTGCGGCCATGCCGCCGTTAACGCTGAGGTTCATTTCCTGAATCTCAGCCTCGGTCAGGTTAAACATGAAGATCTCTTCACGGTCAATGCCATTGTAATCGGTATACTTGATGGGAAGTTCGTACATGTCTTTTCGTCTCCTTTTTGAATCATTTTGAATTCCCTAAGGAAAGGGCCCCGAAGGGCCCAATCCTGTAGGGGGGAACCGCAATTATTATTCGGGATCTTTGCCGGTAAACAGCTTGTAGACCTCGGCAGGCAGAGGCAGGCGGCCTTCGGTTGCCGGAGTCCCGGCTTCCGTATCGGCATCGGTACCGTAAAGGATGTCCTCAAGCTTCTTGAGCTGGGTGCCATCGACCTTAGTGGAGTCGATAACGATCGTGGAGAGAGGCTTGTAGCCGGGAACAGAAACCGGAGTAGAGTTGACTTCCCAAGAGAACGTAACGGCCTCGGGAGAGTCATTAACGGTCTCATAGTTCTTGTCAGACGGCGCAACCTTGCAGCCGTAGACCAGATGCAGCTTATAGCCTGCATCGTCGCCATCCTCGGCATTACCGACCTTGGTGCGCCAGCTGAAGCCGAAGGGCTTGCGGGTCTGCTGACCGAAGTACACACCCGCAGCAACAGCGTCGCTGCCGTCGCACTCGGCGAATTCGTCAGGATAGGTGTACGCCTCGATGGTGCCACTCCAGTTCTCGGCGCTCATCAGACTGAAGTACTTCATGTTGTCAGCGTAGTGATCGTTGGGCTCGCCGCCCTCGGGAGTCTCATTGACAGCGGTCAGGCCATTCCAGGCATAAGCCTTGGAATACTGGGAGCCGGCAGTGGTACCATGAAGGTACAGAACACCGTGGTCAACACCCAGCTCATAGACACGTTCTTTTTCAGTGTCCCAAATGAGTTTAGACATAGGATTTATTCCTCCTTATTTTAATGTCCAGAAACGGTACACCCAGTGATCCAGGTTATCGCTTTGGAAATGCCGTAAGAAGCGGCATCGAGGCAGCTTCGCAAACAGCTTTTCGTACTTGGACTCCGGATTTGCGCTAATCACAGTAATCTCATAGCAGTGGTTCTGCTTGTAGTTAATGTTTGAAGCGTAAGTCTGGTCCACGTCACTCATGCGATAAGTGATCGCTGGATATTTGAACTTGGCTTTTTCCGGAGGCTGGAATAAAACCCGATCTTCGGGAAGTTCGGTTATGGTCTCCAGATAGGTCTGAAGATCATCCCTCGTCCTCGGATGCGGAAGACTCAGTACGTTCGTAATCGTCATCGCCAACCTCCTGAACAGAGTATACGTTGCCAAGCTCGAGGGTGAGACGGGGCCGTCCAACGGTAACACTTGTGACGTTCCATTTAACCCCGTCCCACACGACGTACTTGATTTGATGGTAGTTCTTAGATGCATAGGCATCGGCAAGAATGCTGATGGAATTGTTCAT